GATCGATCACGTCAGGTTGACCTCGATTGTCGACGATGAGGGCAGCCTGCGTCCGACGAGTGTCGCGTTTCGCACCAAAGTGCCGGTGGTCTGCAACAATATCGCCAACGAACAAACAATGGCCGCCGCCCATGAAGTGGCCCTGCGCAATGGTTTTCATTCGATGGTGGCCTTGCCGCTTCTGGTCGATGGCGAGGCAGTCGGGGTGTTAGTCATCTATGCCGGCGAAATCGATTTTTTCAGTCCGGACGAGATGCAGTTGTTGACCCGACTGGCCAATGACGTATCGTTTTCTCTGGAGCACCAGCAAAATCAAAAGCGGCTCGCGTTCCTCGCTTTTCACGACAGCCTGACAGAGCTGCCGAACCGCCTGCACTTCATTGATCAACTACACCTTGCGATTGCGGAAGCGGAATACAAGGAAGAGCGCAATCTCGCATTGATTCTGGTGGATATCAATCGCTTTCGCAACATCAACGATACCCTCGGCCGCGATGCGGGTGACCGTATTTTGCTGGAGATGAAGCAGCGCATCCGGGGGAGTCTGCCGACACTGCGCAGCCTTGCACGCATCGATTCCAACTGTTTCGCTGTTGTCGCTGCAGGCTGCCTGCCAGAAGACGATTTGATGGCAACCATCGGACAAAGTATGGATGCGCACACGGCCAAGCCACTGAATGTCTCCGGCAGGGAAATTCGTATTTCCTTGCGGGCCGGTATCGCGATGCTGCGGGCTGATGGCTCCGACGCGATGACCCTGCTGCAAAATGCCGAAGCGGCCTTGCGCAGTGCGAAGGTCGCGCGGGTTCAGCTCCATCGTTACCACGCTGGCATGAACGTGCAGATGGCAGACAAGCTCTCGATGGAAACACGATTGAAACAGGCGCTGGAGAAAGACCAGTTTCTTCTGCACTACCAACCAAAATTCGAACTGAACACGAAAAAATTGATCGGGATGGAAGCACTGATTCGCTGGAACGATCCTGCTGCCGGCCTGGTCCCGCCGGTGCAATTCATCGCACTGATGGAAGAAACCGGCTTGATCATCGATGTCGGTACCTGGGTGATCAAGGAAGCGTGTCGGCAGCATCTGGTCTGGCGCGAACAGGGATTGAACGTACCAAAAATCGCCGTGAATGTATCGCAGTTGCAAATTCGGCAGAGCGATTTTGTACAACGCGTTCTGGCCATGGTCGACGCAGTCGGACCGCAAGCGCTCGAAGTGGAAATCACCGAGAGCCTGTTTGCCGACGACATGGATGAGCATATCGAGAAGTTGACGGCGATCCGGAACGCAGGCATCACCATTGCCATGGATGATTTCGGGACCGGCTACTCGTCGTTGAGCTATATCGCCCGGCTACCCATCGATACCTTGAAAATCGACAAATCCTTTATTGACGACATCAACACCAGCGCTGATCACATGGCCATCGTATCGACGATTATTTCGCTCGCTCACGGATTAAGTTTGAATGTCGTTGCCGAAGGCGTGGAAACCGAAGAGCAAGCCAGCTTGTTGAAATTACTGCGGTGCAATCAAGTGCAGGGCTACTTGTACGGCCGGCCGCTGCCCGCTGAACAATTTGAGAAATTACTTGTGTAGCTAGTCTGTCGAACTTTGGCAAATGAAGCGTGGCCAGACGTCATCAGCCTATCAAAAATGAATTCAGGTTTGTGTACGGTGTTCAAAAACAAGAATTCTGCCTAAATTTTGAGCACCACTTCAAAAAGATTTCTTTGGTACCACAACCCAAGACTTTACCGTGGCGCGGTTGCCCCACCTCTACGCGCTGCTATCCGTATGCACTTAACGCGAATCATTTTTTTGCAGCTTGGAATTATCGTACGCCCTTGTCACCGGGCAGGTTGTGTCATTTACCAATGACCGCTATTGGCCGACAGCTGCACCCCCGTTTGTGACGATCGCTGACCGCAACCGCTGCCTTGGAGTCAGTCGTCATCACTATCCTTTTGCAGTCTCCGCCTCACCAAATCCGTAACCGCTGCTCCTCCCAAAGCGCAGGCGGATCCACAGCAAGATCAAACAACGTCAGGTGGTCCGGCAGCGCGTCCTCCAGAATCGCCTCGACGATGTCCGGTGCCAACGTGGTCAGATTCACCATCCTGCTGACGTAGCTGTTGTCGACCCCCTCCAGCGCTGCAATTTCAGTCAGGTTCTTTACCTTGCCGGACTCCAGCATGGCCAGCCAACGGTGGCCTCTGGCCAGCGCCAGTTGCAGCGGTGTGGCCGCAACGTCCCACGGCCTCAGCAGTTTTCCCGGCTGACCTGATTGCCCGTTAGGTAGAGTCATTTGTTTGCGCCCGCTGCGGCGCTTGATCTGAATCGGTACCGACAGCGTGATCCGGCCGTCGCTGGACTGGATCACTTCCGTGGTGCCAGTGGATCTGATTTGAATCTCGCTCATGCCATGGCCTCCGCTTCCAATTCCGTGGCTGGCTCGGGTTGCAGTTTCTTGTGATGTAGCTCAAGCACCAGTCGCTGGATACCTGTGGGATGCAAATCCATCGACATGTTGTTGGGCGAGACATTCACCTGGCGAACCAGCAACCGCACAATCCGCATCTGCTCGCCAGGGAATAGTTGGTCCCAGACATCGTCGAGTCGCTTCATGGCCACCGTGACAATGGCCTCGTCCAAGGTTGGGTCGTATTTCTGGGCCTGCGGCAGAACCTCTTTGACCACATCCGGCGAGCGCAAATGGCCGCGCAGTTGCTCCAGCACCGCCGACTCCAGCTCTGCTGCAGGCATACGGGGCAGGCCTGATGCACCAGCGTGCTCCTTGATGTCGCGCTGGGGCACGTAGTAGCGGTAGCGGCGACCGTTTTGTTTGGCTGTTTGAAATGGCGACATCGCGCGGCCGTCGCTCCCAAAGACGATGCCTTTGAGCAGGTACTGCGTCTTGGCTCTGGTCGTGGTGGCTCGCACACGTCCATTGGTGCTGAGGATCGCGTGGACATCGTCCCAAATGGACTTCGTGATGATCGGCGGGTGCTCCGCCTGGTACCAGAGTTCTTTATGGCGCAATTCGCCAAGGTAGGTGCGGTTGTTCAGGACTTTGTAAATCAGCCCCTTGTCGATCGGCTTGCCCTCCCGGACCTTGCCGTCTTGAGTAGTCCAGGCTTTGGAGGTCACTCCGTCCAGCCGTAATTCTTTGACCAGTTTGGTGGTCGAGCCCAGTTCGACAAAGCGCTGGAAGATGTGCGCGATCGTCTTGGCCTCGGCCTCATTGGGAATCAGACGCCGGTTGGCAACGTCATAGCCAATCGGTGGGATGCCGCCCATCCACATCCCCTTGCGCTTGCTGGCGGCAATCTTGTCCCTGATGCGCTCGCCAGTCACCTCGCGCTCAAACTGGGCAAAGGACAGCAGCACGTTGAGCATCAGTCGGCCCATGGACGTGGTCGTGTTGAATTGCTGGGTGACAGACACAAAGGACACGCCTTGGCGCTCAAAGACTTCGACCATCTTGGAGAAGTCGGCCAGGCTGCGGGTCAGCCGGTCGATCTTGTAAATCACGATCACGTCAATTTTCCCGGCCTCGATGTCGGCCATCAGTCGCTTGAGTGCGGGCCGCTCCATGTTGCCGCCGGAGAACGCCGGGTCGTCGTAGTCGTCGGCCACAGCGATCCAGCCCTCGGTACGCTGGCTGGCGATGTAGGCATGCCCGGCGTCGCGCTGGGCATCAATCGAGTTGTATTCCTGGTCCAGTCCTTCTTCGCTGGACTTGCGCGTGTAGACCGCGCAGCGCATGCGGCGTTTCAATACTTCGCTCATTTGGAGCCGCCTTTCTTGGCGGTGGATTTGGCGGCGTAGTCCTTGAGTCCAAAAAAGACAGGCCCAGACCAGCGGCTGCTGGTGATCTCTCGCGCAATCATCGAGAGGCTGCGGTAAGGGCGACCTTCAAATTCGTACTGGCCGTCGGCCGTGGCGATCACCTGGTGCACCTTGCCGTGGTACTCGCGTGTGAACAGTGTGCCGGGCGTGGGGTGGAAATCCCGGTCACGCTTTCTGAGCTTGCCGGTGGCAATCAGCGAGGCGATCTTCTTGTTGTTGCGATCCAGCAGCCCCGGGTCGACCTTGCGGAATTCGACCTCCTGAAGTTTGTAGGCAAGCTGGCGCTCTAGAAACTGCCGGTTGTGGGTGGGCGTCTCCCCGTTGAACAGTTTTCTCCACAGGGCTTTGATCTCGGGAAATGGCAGGTTGGGCAGTTCATGCACCTGAGCCACCGCAGTCCGGGGTGCGGTTGAGGGCGTTTTGCTGGTTTTCATGTGAACCTCGTTCATTTGTTGATGAGGTCTGTATGAACGCTCTGGTCACCAGAGAAGCCAAGTAAAACTTTGCGCTCAGTGGCAGGTATCTGACGCTTGACCGGGTTTGACTGGCGCAGCCGGACCAGGCCCTTTGCGAGGATGGATGCGATCTCCAGGCGGCGCTGCTCAGGTGTCATGCGCTCTGGCGGGAGGTGGTTGATGCTGTTTTTTAGGCTCATTGGGTAGCGTTCCGTGGTGTCAAACTTATGTAACCAAAATTGTCTGCAAGGGCTGCATCCAAGGCCAGCAGGGAGTTGCGGGCTGGTGTGGGTTGGTGCGGGTTCCTGCGGGTTAACGCCTGAAATCATCGAAAAAAAGGTTTTTTGCGATTGAAGACACAAGATCATTGCAAAGTGAACGATCGTTCTCTACAATGATTCCGTGAAGAAAACAATCAACGATTTCGAACACCTGGCCACCTTGCAGGACTATTACGCCCAACACCGGGTGTTGCCCTCGTACACCCGTCTGATGTCGCTCCTGGGGTTCGCCTCTAAGTCCGGTATCAAAAAGGTGCTGGAGCGGCTGGAGGCTGCGGGCATGCTGGGGCGCACCTTGGATGGCGACTGGTCCCCGACCGATCGCTTCTTTGACCGATCGATTGCCAACCTGCCGGTTGCCGCTGGCATGCCCCTGCCAACAGCCGACGAGGGTGGCGAGCAGATGACGCTGGACCGATTTTTGATCGCCAGGCCAGCCAACACGGTGCTTGTGCGGGTCAAAGGCGACTCAATGATCAATGCCGGGATCCACAGCGGAGATCTGGCTGTGGTCGAGCGGCGCAGCCAGGCCAACCCCGGAGAGGTGGTGGTCGCGGTCGTTGATGATGAATTCACACTGAAAACACTTGGACGAGACAAAGACGGATATCACCTGCTTCCCGCCAACCCGGATTTCCCCACCATCCGGCCCAGCGGCAAACTTGAGATTTTTGGGGTTTTGGTTGGCCTTGTGCGCAAATACACATGAGGCAAACCAACAATGAAAATATTCAACCCTGCACATTTCCTGCGTCACATTTCGATGCCAACCCTGCGCGAATTCACCGACGCGCATCCCCTGGGCCAGAGCCTGGCTATTGACTGGAGCCTGGCGCAGGAACTGCTGCCCACGGTAGTCAATGACGCAGTCGCGTTGCTTGACGCGACTATGCAGGGTGCAGAGATGACGCAAGCCGAGCGCGAGTCGGTTGAATACAAGTTGCACCTCTGGCACGACGACTTGCGCCGCGCACACCTGATGTCCAACGATCTCTCCATCCAAGAGTTTCAGACCTCATGCGCTGGTGATCGCGAGGTGCAAGAGGCATTTGCCAGCCGAGATGCCCGCGAGCAGTCGCTTTGGATGCTGACCTTTCGGGACACCGCATTTCGCAACGCTGAAATGCACATCGCCTTTCAGGCCAAATCCAATGGCAAGTACTGGAAAAAACACCGCATCCAGCCTGGGCTCGACCCAATGCAAGACCGCATCAAACTCGATGCCTTTTGCCACGAGGTGGCCAAGCTTTACAAGAGCGTGGGCGGTGGCGATGGCACTCACATTGAGGTCAGCAAACGGGCCGCCGACGGGAGCGTGCAACTGACCATCTACATTGAAGGCCCCGTCACGGCGATCGCACATTTTTCCGAGAATAGTTTCAAGCGCATCAACACCCGCATCGCGCTGGAGACCGCGTTGGTGTACCAGCCGTCGACCGGGTTCATTGAAACCGTAGTTAAGGGCGGTGCGAAGAATCATGGCGCGGTGCTTGAGCTCTTTGGCAAGCATGTGGTGGAGACGGCCATCAAGCCTGAAGAAATTGAGAAGACACGCTACAAACTCAACGCTTTGCGCGACGACATGATGGAGCCGTTTGAGGACTGGTCAGCCTACGGCGTTGAGAAAGTTCGCCTGCGCCGTGCACGCTTCACGCCCATGGGACGCACCGGCATTTCGTTTCAGGTGGAAGCACCATCGGCCAAAGACCAGGACGATGCGATCCGGCTGGCGCTGACGGGACTCAAAGTACATCACTCCTTCGAGTCGGAATACAACATGAGCAGTGCCTCGGTCATCGTCTACACACTGGCTACCGAAAGCCGCAAGGCCGGACACTTCAGCTTTGACATCTCCGCCACGGGCTCTTCGACCATCAAAAACTTGTCCGACAAGAATCAGCCAACGGCGCTGGCTGTCCTGCGTTCACTGAACGTGATCGAAGCAGAAGAGGTTGCGGCGTGAGTCTTGCGCAAATCAGTGCCACCAGCGTGTTGTGCCAACTCCTTGAGCGAGAAAAGCCCGAGGTCAATGGCATGACTCTGTTGGGTGGTGAATATGGAAACGCCGGACGAGATTTGTTGCGTGAACGCCTGCTCGTGGTTGGCGCGTCGCTCTCGCACGTGACCTGCCCTGAATGTGGTGTGGAGTTGGCGCGCGTCGTTCGTGATCTCGCCCATGAAAATATCCTGCTCTCCTGCGATGAATGCGGCGAAGTCACCAGCCCGAGGTCATTGCAAGAGACCTACAAGGTGAGCTTGCCCAAGTTGATTGATCGGCTGATGCTCGGGTTGGGGACCCAGCCCAGCGCCAAGAAAGAAGTTGCCACCGAGGTGGCCTGGCGCATCGGGGTCACGGAGCCTGTGCGCGGTAAGCCGCTGACTTGGTACTTTGCTCGCCACCTGCATGACCACAAAGCAGCGCAGCGGCTGGTGGAAACCATCCGGCAGGACCAGGCGCACAAGTCAGCGAAGGTGCTCACCAGCAGCGCCTTGCCACTGCCCGAGGGCTCGCCCCTGAGTGACTTTGATGTGGTCCATCTCAGTGATATCGCCCGCATCTCGCAAAGCAAATTTGAGTTCTTCAATGACCGTATGACCGTGCCCGTTGCCACTTCGGTTGAAGACACCCAGTTTCGAACTACCCTGCGCCTGGTCCGCACGGAGGGCAAGGCGCGCGTGGATGGCGTTGACTATCCGCTGGAGCCACGACAGAAGGATTTGTTGCTGGCGCTGATGGACGACTTTGATCGTGAGATGGACCGTGATGCGTTGCGTACAGCATGCCGATCACAAGCCGATCCGTTTTCGCCAAGCAAGGTGTTTGAACGAATTCCGGTGGTCTACAAGCGGTTCATCAAGTACCAGCCCAGTGACGGTATTTACGCCTTGCAAATACCGGAGGAAGACCGTGACTGGCTGACCTGAGTCACTGCAACCCTCTTAATCCTAAGCTTTAACCTGCACCAGCCCGCAGGTCCATCCAAAACCCGGCGCTCGCCAGTACGAGCCCGGGTTTTTTGCATTTTGTCCGCACGAAACGCATTTGAGGAATGCCGCTGAGTAATCTGAGGAACGGCTTGAGGAATCCCGATTGTTGAAATTCATCTCACTGGTTAGCGAGGCAAACGAGCTTCAAAAAACCGGGGTTTTTTCAACACCAAGGAGATTCAATTGCAATCCGCAGAAAAGGTCAAGCACCTCAACCAAACCCAGTTAGCAGAGCGCTGGGACGTCGCTGAAGCGACGCTAGAAAGATGGCGCAGCGACGGCATCGGTCCGGTCTTCATGAAGATCCAGGGCCGCGTGCTGTACCGCGTCGAAGACATCGAGGCATTCGAGTCCGACAGCTTGCGTCAGAGCACTTCCAGTGCAGTGGGAGGTGCAGCATGAGCACGTTACCGCTTGATCATCCCGATCAAATTTTGTCCATCCCCGTGGGCACATTGGCTGAGCAATCCGGCGAGTCGCTGTTCCAGCTCAAAAACAATGCGGCCGACTTTCTGGTGATGGCCAAGACCATCGTCGAGCACATCGACCGCGCGCTGGATTTGAAGTACTCAGCGCAGGCCCACCAACTGCGCCTGGCAGCAGGCAAAGACACCGGCGTTGTTCATTTCGATGACGGCCGCGTGCACATCACTGCTGATCTTCCCAAAAAGATCGAGTGGGACCAGTCCCGCCTCGCTGACATCACGCAGCGCATTGCCGCCAACGGCGACAACCCGGCCGAGTACGTCGAGATCAGTTACCGGGTCTCGGAAACCAAGTTCAACGCGTGGCCCGAATCGCTCAAGAGCTCGTTCTCTGCGGCCCGCACCCTCAAAACCGGCAAGCCGGGCTTTCGTCTCGCACTTCAAGGAGAAAACAAATGAGCCTTCCCATCATCACCGCTGACCAGCGGTTGGCCGAACGCCGTGGCGTCAAAGGCGTTCTCGTCGGCAAAAGCGGCATCGGCAAAACCTCGCAGCTGTGGACCCTCAAACCCAGCGCCACTTTGTTCTTTGATCTGGAAGCTGGCGACCTCGCAGTAGAAGGCTGGGCCGGTGACACGGTGCGCCCACGCACCTGGCAGGAGTGCCGCGACTTTGCGGTCTTCATTGGCGGCCCCAACCCGGCGCTGCGCGATGACCAGCCATACAGCCAGGCGCACTTTGATGCGGTGTGCCAGCGCTTTGGCCAGGCCTCGGCCATGGACAAGTACGACACCGTGTTCGTGGACTCGATCACCGTGGCAGGTCGTCTGTGCCTGCAGTGGTGCAAAGGACAGCCCCAGGCATTTTCAGAAAAAACCGGCAAGCCCGATAGCCGGGGTGCTTACGGTTTGATGGGCCAGGAAATGATCGGCTGGCTCACCCACTTGCAGCACACCCGTCGCAAGAACGTGTGGTTCGTCGGCATCTTGAACGAAGCGCTGGACGACTTCAACCGCCGCGTTTTCTCTCTTCAGGTTGACGGTTCCAAAACCGGACTGGAATTGCCCGGCATCGTCGATGAGGTGGTCACGCTGACCGAACTCAAAAGTGATGACGGCAGCAGCTACCGCGCCTTTGTCTGCCACACGCTCAACAACTGGGGCTATCCGGCCAAAGACCGTTCGGGGCGTCTTGACGCCATTGAGGAGCCCAACCTGGGCCGCCTCATGGAAAAGATTGCTGGCCCGGCCAAACCCGCACCAGAACGACTCGACTTTGCGCGGCCCGCCACCAGCGTTGCGCCTTTGCCAGAAGCAAGCACCTCAAGTGAAGACACCACTGAGGGCAACACAGACACCAGCTTCGACCCCACTTCCTTCAACCTCACTCAGGAGTCCTGAACATGACTTACTTCGATTTCAATTCCGCGTCCGAGCAAACCTCTTTTGACCTGATCCCCAAAGGCACGCTGGTGCGTGTGCGCATGACCATCAAACCCGGCGGCTTCGATGACGCCTCCCAAGGCTGGACTGGCGGCTACGCCACCCGAAGCAGCAGCAACGGCTCGGTGTACCTCAACTGCGAATTCGTGGTGACCGATGGTGAGTTTGCACGCCGCAAGATGTGGTCACTCATTGGTTTGCACAGTCCCAAGGGACCTGAGTGGGCCAACATGGGCCGCACCATGGTGAAGGCCATCCTGAACTCGGCGCGCAACGTCCAGCCGGGTGACAACAGCCAAGCCGCCCAGAACGCCCGGCGTATCAGCGGCTTTGCGGATCTGGATGGCATTGAGTTCCTGGGCAGGGTGGACTGGGACAAAGACCAGAACGGCCAGGACAAGGCGGTCATCAAGGCGGCAGTGACGCCGGATCACAAGGACTACGCCGCTGCCATGGGTGCACCGCGAACAGCAGCGCCAGCGACTGCATCTGCCGGTGTTGCGCCCGCAGCCAATGCCTATGCCCAAGCCACAGGTCGTGCGCCGGTTCCCGGTCGTCCGAGCTGGGCACAGTAAGCGGGGATCACAGCCATGATGCTTCGACCCCGCCAATCCCTGCTGGTCCAACGTACCCTGGACGCGCTCGCTCTGCATGGCAACACGCTGGCTGTCGCGCCCACCGGGTCTGGCAAGACCATCATGTTGTCGGCGGTGGTCGGCAAGATGTTGTCTGAGCCGGATGCCAAGACCTGTGTGCTGGCACACCGCACAGAGCTGACTGGCCAGAACCGGGCCAAGTTCTCCCGCGTTAATCCGGGCTTGAGCACCTCGGTGTTCGATGCCCAGGAAAAGTCCTGGGCGGGTGATGCCACTTTTGCGATGGTGCAAACCCTCTCGCGGCCCATGAACCTTGCGCAGATGCCCACGCTTGATTTGCTGGTCATCGATGAGGCGCACCACGCGTCCTCACCCAGCTACCGGGTGGTCATCGACCAGGTGTTGGCCAAGAATTCCAAGGCTGCTATCTGCGGCCTTACCGCCACTCCCAACCGGGGTGACGGCAAAGGCCTGCGCGAGGTGTTCTCCAACGTGGCCGATCAGATCAGTCTGGGCGAGATGATCGCAAGCGGCCATTTGGTCTCACCGCGAACCTTTGTGATTGATGTTGGCGCGCAGCAGGCACTGCAGAACGTGCGCCGCACAGCGATCGACTTCGACATGGAGCAGGTGGCCACGATTCTCAATAAATCGCTGATCACTGACGCGGTGATTGCGCATTGGAAGCAAAAGGCGGCTGACCGCAAGACCATTGTCTTTTGTTCCACCGTGGCACACGCGAAAAGTGTCTGCGAGGCGTTTGTGGCTGCCGGTGTGCAATCTGTGCTGATCCATGGCGAGTTGTCGCCGGTTGAACGCCAGACAAGGCTGCAAGCATTTGAGACCGGCAGCGCCCAGGTGGTGGTCAATGTGGCGGTGCTCACCGAGGGCTACGACTACACACCTACATCTTGTGTGGTGTTGCTGCGCCCGAGTTCCTACAAGTCCACCTTCATTCAGATGGTTGGTCGTGGTCTTCGCACAGTGGACCCGCAGGAGTTTCCCGGCGTCATCAAGTCCGACTGCGTGGTGCTGGATTTCGGCACAGCAAGTCTGATGCATGGGGCGCTGGAGCAAGAGGTCAACCTTGATGGCCACACTCACGAGGGTGAAGCACCCACCAAAGAGTGTCCGGAGTGCGGCGCCACCGTGCCGCTGTCATGCATGGAGTGCCCGTTGTGCGGCCACATCTGGGAGCGCCAGCCAGAGGACACCGGTGCACTCTCCGATTTCATCATGAGTGAAATCGACTTGCTCAAACGCTCGAATTTCCGGTGGTGCGATCTGT